TGGTGCTCCGCGCCGCGGCCCTGAAGCGCGAGCACGAAGCCAAGATCGCCGAGATCAAAAAGACCTCCGATCCCGCCCTTGCCATCACCGCGTCCGCCGAGGCCATGCGGATCGAGGATGACCTTGCCCGCATCACCGAAGCCCTGCATAAGACCGGCACCGAGTCCGGCCGCTCGCTCGCGGCCCGCAAACTCACGCTCGACCGCGATATGTCGCTGGTGGCGGTGAAGGCCCGCGCCAAGGCCGCCAAGGGTGCCGCGCTCTCTGAGCCTGAGTCGGCCAAGTTTGCCGAACTGGCGAAGAAGTTTGCCGAGGCTGAGAAGCGAATCGCCGAACTGGAAGCCCAGCGGCAGGACAAGAGCGTGGACCGCGCCATTCGGCAGTCGGGCCGGCGGATTGCCCAGCATCTCAGCGCCGAGGAACGCGCGGCCAAGATCGCCGACCTTGCCAGCAGGGCCAAGGCGATGCTCAGCCGCGGCGGCCAGTACGGGCGCAGCCTGGACATGCCCGGCGAGAATCCTGGCGAAGAACCGAGCAAGAAGCCAGAGCCGCCCGAGCAGGACTTCAACAAGACCATCGCGGAACTGGCGATGCACGTTGCCTCTCAGCCCGGCTTCGACACGCTCGACAAGGTGGTGGCCGAACTTCAAAAGATCGTCAGCCAGGACATCACCCGGCAGACGGTCTCCGATGCGATCTATGCCGCGTCGAATCATCGCGCCAAGGTCATCGACGAGACGACCAAAAACATCCAGAACATCCGCCGCGAGGCCAAGGCCGACAAGTCGCTGCGTGACGCGATCGACGCGCTCAGTGCGCACCTCAAAGTCGGCACCATGCCCGAGCCGAAGGCCACGAGCGCGACAGAGCCGACCGAGATCATCGCGGAGTTGCACGCGATCCTTGATGCGCTGCGGAAGCAGATCAGCCAGTCCGAACCCGCACAGAAGAAGCGGCTGGAAGCCTCGTACAACCGGCTGGCTCAGCAGGCCCAGGAACTCGCCGAGGGTCGGTACGTGCCCGCGGCAGCCAAGCCCGAGCGAACCGCCGCGAGCAAGACGCTGGAACGGCTGGCCTACGAGCGCGACGAACTGCGGCGCCGGGTGCGGCAGGCGATCAACGACCTCAAACCCAAGACCCCGCTCCAGCGCGTGGGCGGCGCCGTGGGCGAGCCGATCAACCTGCTCCGCGCGGTGATGACCAGTGCGGACTTCTCGGCGGTGCTGCGGCAGGGCGGGTTTGTCGCCGTCGGGCACCCCATTCGTGCCGCCAAGGCGATCCCCGACATGCTGAGGGCGGCATGGTCCGAGGTCGAGGACCATCGCATCTTCATGGAAACGCTCAATCGGCCAGGTGCGGCACTTGGGGCGCGTGCCGGTCTGTATCTGGCCGACAAGCACGGCCCTCTCAACGCCAAGGAAGAGGCGTTCATGTCGAAACTGGCCGGGAAGTTGCCGCTGGTGGCCGGCTCGGAGCGGGCGTACCACACGTTCCTGAACCGCATCCGCGCTGACGCTTTCGACCAGATGATCGACGGCCTCTGCCGAGACCGCACGCCCACTATGGCCGAGGCCAAGGCGATTGCCAACTACGTGAACGCGGCGACGGGGCGCGGCGTGCTGCCCGGCTCACTGGAACGAGCCGGCACCGCGCTCAACACCGTGTTCTTCGCGCCGCGGTACTTCGCCAGTCGCGTTCAACTGCTGACCGGGCAGCCGATGTACGGAGGGACCGCCGCGACTCGATCGCTGATTGCCAAGGATTACGCGAGGTTCCTGGCCGGGCTTGGCGTGCTGCTCGCGCTGGGTATTCTGGCCGGCGGAACGCTTGGCACCGATCCACGAGCGAGCAACTTCCTGAAACTGAGGTTTGGAAACACCTACGTCGATCCGATGATGGGCATGTCGCAGAGCATCGTGCTCACGACGAGGCTTGCCACAGGCGAGACGAAGGGCATGACCGGAAAGGTCACGCCGCTGCGCGGACCCTGGCATCGGTACGGCGAGCAAGACTCGGCGGGGCTGCTCTCAAACTTCATCCGGTCCAAACTGGCTCCCGTCCCCGCATCGGCCGTGAATCTGCTTCAGGGCAAGGATGCCGCGGGTCAGCCCACGGACCTGATGACCGAGGCGCGGCGCGTTGCCGTTCCTCTCTCGGTGATGGACGTGTATCAGGCGATGAAGTCTGAGGGCGTTCCAGAGGGTTCGGCGCTGGGATTGCTTGGCATCATGGGGATGGGATTGCAGACCATCGACCCAAAGAAGGCTCCCCCGCCGATCCCGCCCTACGCGCCCAGGCCCTCCGAGGAACCCGCGCTCGCCGCGCCGAACGCTGGCGGGTAGTGTTGGGCATGGCGACCTTTTTTGCGTTCTCGAAGTTGTGGGAAGGCCCGCGCCCGTGCGTCATCACCAGCGTCAACGACGACACCAGCGTAAACGCGGTTGTGACGCTCTGCCCGGTGCGCGACGAGTCCCTGGTGAATCTGACCTCGCCCCAGCAGCCGCGGTGGCATTGCGACCTTCGCGGGGTGCCGCTCATGGCAAAAACCGACAACGCGGACGCGCCGGCTCTGCGGGTTGAGCATTGGCACGATCCGGTGTTGATCGCGCTGTCAAACTCTGGTGTCGCGCTGGCGCAGAAGGAATTTGAGGTAGTGCAGTTCCAGCACCGCCAGGGCTAGCCCCTGACCGCCTCCCACGCGAGGCACGCGAGTCGGATCAGGTCGTGGGCGGGGTTGCCGCTATCTGTGAGAGTGACAGGAAATCCGTCGGATTCGAGGACCATCTTCCAGTGGTCGTTCATGCGCCAAGCGCTCCACTCCCATCGGTGCATGGTTCGGCAGTAGTATCGCTCGAATCGGCACCCCTCCGGCATCGCCGCATGCGCCGCGTCCATGCTGAGGGCGATGGGGTGGGTATCTTCGCCTTGCTTGGTGACGATGATCGTGCGTCCGGAAGCCGGACACCCGTTGTACCTCTCGTTGATCCAGCAAGTTCTTTGGAGATTACCGTCGTCTGCGATCAGCCTCCACCCCAAGCACTCCGCGAGGTGGTCGCGGCACGCTCCGGTCGAGCAGGTTCGGAAGTCGGTGGGCATCACATACCCACCTTTCCGACGAACTTCATCGCCGCCCTGATGGCCTCGGCGTGGTCGCGTTGGCGTGCGTGAGTCAGGTCGTCGTGGATGATGTCGAGCAGGCCCTGCACGACGGTTGCCGCCTCGGCGCGGAAAGCGGTTATGGCACAGTCGTGGTCATGCCTGTTGACCCAGTATGGATACATCTGTGCCGAGCGATACGACACTTCGTCAGTGGTCCACACCTTCACGCTCAGATCGATGCCCGCAACGTCGGCAGGGGTTGTCGTGCTGCCGGTGCCACCCGACAAACTGATCGCCCTTGGTGTGCCCGCTCCACCAGCAGCGGAGCCGTCGCCAGCAGAGGGAGATGCGGGCGTACACGTATGCTTTGTAGCGGGACCAGAGTTCTGGGACGAGAAAGAAGGATGCGATGATGAGGGGGGCGCAGCCTGTGATGATGATGATGGCGATGATTCTGTGGGTGTCGGGCATGGTGTTCCTTGTGAGGGGGCGGAGAGGAGCATGATGGCTTGGCTGTGTGTGATTGCTCCGTGGTACGGTCCAACCGTGTACGGAATATCCCCATCAACGTGTGTCCAACTTCGCAACACACGCATCGGCCTCCCCTGTTCATCGCACAGCGGCGAGGCGATGGCCTTCATCCGCCTGTACTCCTCGTTCCAGTGGTCGGCGGCATCACGGGCATCGGCGAGTTGCTGTTTGAGGGCGGCGATCTCCGCGTTACGTTCGGCGCAGGCCGACGCGACCTCTTGGCGGGCGAAGTCGGCGATGAGAATGTGCGGCTGTACGGGGTTCATGGGATTGTGGCATTCTGCGTACACAACCTTCGCCCTCTCCTCCATCCCGTCATCGGCGGCGGGCTGGGCGGGCTTCATGGGCGACACCTTCGCTTCGAGTTCGTCGAGGCGCTGGATGATTTTGGCTACTGCGTCGTTCGTCATGGTGTTCTCCTGCGGGTCGGACTTGGAGCCGGGTGTGGGGTGCGTGTTGCTCACTTGATCCCTTTCTCGTGCATGACGCACGCGACTCGGAGGCGGAAGCGAGCGAGGAGTTCGGTGCTGGCTTCGGAACGGACTCGCTCGGCTGTCTGTTTGGTGACGGCTTCGCAGACATACCGTTCGCGGAATGGCTTGTCTGCCGTCGCGAACTCGGTGGTTCCTGAGTAGTTGACCCAGAACCACCACCCCTCCGGCAACTTCGCCGCCTCGTCGAGCGTGGCGGGGATGGGGTGCGTAGCGGTGCCGGGGTCGCCTTCGGACTGCTCCCACCAGTGATTGCCGACAGCAGATCGGAACGTCCACCCGGCTTCTTTCGCCAGCCAGTCGCGGCATTCGTCGAGGTTCATGGTGTTGGGGTTCATGGGTTGGCCTTTCGCTTTCAGTATCGCGGCACTTCAAGGATAAGATACACTCTGCGGGCAATGGTCTTTGCGCGACGGGAGGCGTTGCGATAGTAACGGTCACAATACAGCCGCCTCATGTACCCGCGCCTGCGATGCGAGTCTTTGAGTTCGTAGAGATGGCAAGTCGTCTTGATCTTGAACAACACTGTCACAGGCATCACCTCGTAGCGAATGTCGTTAACGAACGAGAGTTGATCTGCGTTCACTGTTTCACTCCTGCGACCGCGTAGGCGGCGGCGATGAGGGCGAGAAGGGACGTATCGGTGCAGAACGATGGGGCGATGCGGTCGCGGAGCGCTTCCGGTGTGCCCGGTGGTGATTCGAGTTGCACGAACTGGTTTCCGCCCGGCGTACCCCACTCCTTGATGAGGTAATCGAGCGACTTGACGTGTTCGCGGATCGCGTCGCGGGCGAGGGCGGCGGCGTGTTCATCTAGGAGTCGGTATGCGTGTTCATTGACGTTGGGGTTGCTGCTCCAGAACTGCTTGCCGGTCACGGTGTTCATCACAGTGATGTGCGGCGATTTGCACTCCGGCACCTTGTCCAAGAGGGCGATGAGGGCTTCGCGTTCGGTGGGGGTCACTTGTGTTTCCTCCGCTTGGGGGTGAGGTTCACCGGCTTCGGTTGCTTCTTCACTCCCCACCTCCCTTCGCGCGGGCGGATTCGGCAAGTTCGCGGGTGGAGTAGCAGTCACGAACGTCGTAACTCTCATAGGTTGAGAATCCAGTGTCGCTCTCGAAATACGAGTAGTGGGCCATGTACTCGCAGTCTTCTGGCAACGGAAACTCTGGATCGGGTTTGGTGTCGGGATGGAGTGGCATTATTTCAAGGTGAAACGACCAGTCCTGTTGCGGGTGGAACAACTCAACTCCAGGCATGGCGATCACGCCGTCCTTAGTCACCGGCAGCGTCCCCAGCACCTTCCGCACCGCGCCGGTGTCGTCGATCACGCACCCCGGCGGTGCCTTCGGTGTGTTGAGAAGCGAAAGTAACCGATCCACTCCGCCTTCGGACTCGTTGCGAGATGCACCCGTATGCAGACGTACGATGAATCGGCCATCTGCATCCTGAATGCCTGTTGCGTATCCGTATTCGTCTCTGTACGCGGAGAACGGTCCCGGCGGTGCCTTCGTGGACTCGCGGGGCACGAGTTCAATCACGCCCTGCGTGCGAGTGTCCGCGTCGTCGTCGCTGTCGCGGCAGTGTTCGTCGAACACTTCGGCCTCGGCGCGATAGTGGAATACGCGATAGTCGCACTCGTCGCTCGGTGGGCACGAGACGGCGTAGGCCATTGGTTCATCGTGTCGGTCGTTCATGGTGTTTCTCCGGGGCACTGGGCGAGGGCCTTTTCAAGTTCAGCCATTGCGTCTGATGGCCTTGGGTTGCAGAGGTTTGCGTACTTCGCCGCCGCGTCCCTCACCGCCAGCAGTTTGGCGTTCTCGGACCGCAGCGCCCGCAGTTCGGCGAGGAGGGCGGGGGCTGATCGTTGCAGTGCGGCGATAAACTCTCCGTCGCATTCGTTCACGGTTGACGCGGGTTCATTGGATTGCGGATTCCCAATCACCCACCCGGTTTCGCCGACGATGCACCAATATCCCCTCGGCCAGCCCTTTGGACATGGTTGGAACGTCCACTCGCCCGGTGTCGCCTCCGCCATCAACCTCTCCAACTCCTCGATGTCAACGGGCTTCATGGGAGGCTCCTTGCGTTGGTGGTGTCGGTGGCGAACTTGGCTGGCATCACGCACACGCTTGATACCGTCTCTCGCTCGCGGATGTATCGCAAAGCCGTCTGGTGTCGAGACTCACCAACCGCGTGATAGCACGACTGGACGGACATGATGAGTTCCATGTACGCGGATTCCAGCGTCGCGTGCTTGGCCTCAAGTTCGGCAATGCGTTCATTCTTCACGTCGATAGACTTCGCTCGATCTCCGAGGTCTGGTCGGTCCCTCAGTTCTCGGCAGCGGTTTCGCAGATTTTCGGCGTTGGCTTTCCAGTGCCGCACCAACCCTTCAAGTTCTTTTTTCTGGCGATCCATCGCTTCGATGAGAGACTTGTTTTCGACATTGGCCGATCGGACACGCTCTGGTAACAGACCAAGATCGTGCCGAAGTTCTGCGATCGCGTCATTCGCTCCTTGGAGCATGTCACGCTGAGTCTGGTTCTCGGCGGTGAGTGCGTCGATGGTGGCGGCAGCCTGAACCGCCCATTCGTTGAGACGAGCAACGTCGTCTGCGTCGTAGTTGTTGAGATTGAGTTCCGGGCACGCCGTCATCGGTTGGGGTGTGGTCATGGGTTCTCCTTCTTCATCAGACCGAGTTCGATGGCGACGTTCCGCATGTTCTCGATGGCTGATTCGATGTGTTCAAGGTGGTAGGACGTTGATGACAGAGTGTTCATCGCCTTGCAGCAGTTACGGGCGTGGTCAAGGGAGATGATGTCGCCCGCCTTGCTCTTGTCGTAGGAATATCCGGTGGAGAGCAGTTCGAGGTCGGCATCTGTCACTTCGACGATCATGGTGGGGTGGTATGGGTCGCGGGATTTGTCGATGGAAAGTATCTTCATGTGTTCTCCTGAATGGCCGATGCCCCCTCTCGGAAGCACCGGCAGTAATGGGACCGGCGGGAGTCACTTGAAGTTCGCGTAGTCGGCGACCGCCGCCGCTACGTTGAGGGCCAGCCGAAGCCGCTCTCCAGTCATCGAGTCCATCGCATCGGAGGCGAGTTTTTTCGCGGCCTCCATGAGCGTGAGGTCTGAGTCGCCGATGGTCACTGTTAAATGTCCATTGCCGATTGCTTTCACGATCTGTTCCATGCTTCACTCACTTTCTGCGGCTGGGCCGCGTTGAAATGCCCCGCCGCCACTCACGCGGCGTTCAACGGGGCGGGTGGTCCCGCGTAGTCCCCAAGAAACGCGCGGTACCGTCAGTCATCAAGAAACGATCGCTGCGTTCTTCCCAAACCACGCCCGCTTCGCACCGTCTTTCAGATGCACCACGTCCGAGTATGGGTCGCTGTCCTCGCTGATGCCCTTCTCGAAACGGTCGTACAAAGACCCCTTGTTCAGCACGTCGCATCGCCAAACACCATCTTCGGCGTACCACCACGCGAGGACTGTACCGTCGTTGAACGCGATCAATGCCTTCTCTTCGTGAGACGATCCGTAAAACCCCACCTCTCCGCGCACGTCGCCCTCAAATTCGATCAGGTCATCGCTCGCACCGTAAATCTTTGTCGCCATGCCATTCTCCTTTGTCAGTCGTCCACGCCCGCAACGCGGCAGGCTTCGAGTGCCCTGAATGCTCGCTCCTTCTTCGCCTGGTGGTACTTGCGGCTCTCGTCGCTGTCGAGCAGTGCCAGCGTCGCCGCCATCAGTTCCTTCACCGCCTCGCGCTTCCGGTCGTCTGGGGTCATTGGTTGCTCCTCATTCGCTGTGGCTCATCGGGTCTGCCGGGTGAGACTGGCACCACGGGCAATCGCAATCGGGATCATCGTGCCAAACAATGCTCGCTGACTCGCTCTGGCCGTCGATGTCCTCGCCTGTGCAGTGGACCGATCCCGGATGTCCGCACTCGGAACACCTCGCCGCGTCGCCGTCGAACGCCTGTCCATCCGATTGGCATGATGTGAACACGTCGGCCACGTCATTACCGCACGTCGGGCAATCGGCGTACTCCCACTTGATCCACCGCTTGTTTTTCGCCCCAGCCTCCAATGTCAGTTTGGCATTGTGGCACTGGGCGCACAAACGATCGTCGTCCTCTTCGTGACACACACCGCATCCCGGACAGTGATTACCCATACCGATCTCCTTCACTTGAACCACCCGCACACGCCCCACGCCAGCGTCAGCCCGCACAGCAGGCCGAGGACGAAGCCCCACGCGGCGGGCACCATCGGACGCAGGTAGTCGATGAGGGTCGTTCTCATGGCTTTATCTCCGTGACCGCTATCCTCGCGCCGGGCGTGTCCCCGTACTCTTTGCGGATCAAGTGTTCTGCGACCTGCGAATCGTCTGCCCACACAATCCCGGTCATCGCGTCCTCGGTGGACCGCATGAGTTTCAGCGCGTCAGGACGTTTCGTGTGGTGCTTGTCGGCGTTGGGCCTGAGCGTTCCATCCTTGCGGTAATGGCCTTTCGGACGCGGCATCACGAACGTGGTGATGACCGAGAGCGGTTCCCTGCTCGGAGCCTTGCCATCCATCGCCTTGTGTGCGTACTCACCGACCATCGACCGCCACGGCTTGTTGTTCTTGGCCGCGTCGATGAGGATGCCATTGCCGACGTGCCGCTTTGAGCCGCCTGGTGCTGGGATGCCTGGTACGAAGAATGCGATCACGTCTTTTCCTTTCGCTACGTCAGCCATGAGCCTACAAGCGGGTCCGGTATCGTCAACCTCGGCACCCAAATAACGACACCGATTAGGGTTGTTTACCTAGATTGTCGGCTGCAATCTCCCGGTCGCACTGGTCGCAGAGCAACCGCACGCGGTACCGCTCGATCGACTTGCCGCAACGGTCGCACTTGGCGCGGCGGGGCCAATACTCGCCCGCCTTCGGGCCACGCTCGCCGCCGATACTGGCGAGCCACGCGGCTGATTCGGTGTGGAGGTCGATCATGCGGCACCTCCCGGCTTCTCGCACCGCTCGAAGGTGTAGACCCACACGTACGGGTTGCTGGCCCACGAGTCATCGCCGTTGATGGAGTTCCACAGCCGCATGTATTCGTGCTGATGGGGCCGTAGTTCTCGCCGGGTTGATGGATCGAAGTAACTGAAAGAAGCACGGTTCTCGCACCCCTCCGCGATCGCGTCCGCCTCGCTGATCTCCTGCACCCGATCCACCCGCACGTCCTTCACGCGGAGCCAGATGCGGCAGGCCGCGTAGGGCATGTGGATCGATGGCTTCCAGCCATTGAAGTCCGCTTCGTTGCACTCGCCGTCTGCCGCGTAGTAGTACCATGTTTCTCGTGCATTCCGTTCGTTTATGTGCGGCAATCCACACCACGTCTCCCGCACCCACAGCACGTCGCCAGGCTGGATGCGAGGAAGCCACTTGCCACCCAAGCACCGCTCGCCGCCACCGGACTGATAATCGAACCAGTATCCCTCGCCATCACGCACGACCTGATTGGCGTCGGCGTGAGGCTGCGGCTTCATAATCCGCCGTGTCTGCGTCTTGCGCCCGTCGAGGATCGCCTGCACCATCGGAGTCGAGAACAGCATCGGAACCAGTTTCGTTTTCAATCCGCACCTCCAGCCCCCGGCCTGTGCGGCATCGCGTCGTCTTCAAGGTCCACCGCCTCTTCCGGCTCGTTCGCACGCTCCCACTGATTCCATTGCGAGATTGGCACCCGCTCAGACAGGATCGCACCGGCGACTCGGAACTCGACCTTCAGCGATCGGGCATTTTGATCCCAGACCGTGCCCATCGGTACCAGCGTCCGCCCTTCGTGCTTGATCGTTTTCATCCTTGCTCCTTTGCCTTCCAAACCCGCCTCGGGTTCGCGTGACTCTTCGGCTGCCTGCCAGTGCGGAACACATCGGTAGGCACAATCAGACCGGACTTCTTCGCCGCCGTCATCGCGGCACCCATCGCACGGCCCTCGGCTGGAGGGTCAATGCTCAGCATCGCCAATGCGTCCTGCACGTCGTCAACCGTGAAGCCGTCCGGGTTCTTGCTCGCCGCGTGCTGGATCGCACGACGGGCAGCGGCCCACCACTCGTCAGATACTCGCGAGGTCGATCGCTCGATCCCGTCGTCACGCGCGGCGGAGGCAACGGCGGATGCGATTTGCTTGAACGTCGGGTTGCGGGCCTGGTTGGTGAATAGCGGGGAGTCGGGGTATGGGTGGCGTTCAATCACACTGCACCTCCTGCCATCTCGCGGTTCGCGAATGAGAGCGCGTACCGGAACATCCGGCTCGTTCTCGCGTCCGCAAGTTGAAGCGGGCCAGCATCGCGGCCCCGCGCCGCGTTCGACACGAACGCCGTGTACGCGAGCGGGTGATGCCGCTTCGTCCACTCAACCATCGCATCCACGTCCGATTGGTCCAGCGTCTCGACCCACGCGAGCAACCGCCGATCGTCCTCGGCAATCTCCGCTTCGTGGTCCGCACGCTCAGCGGCGATCCTCGCCCGCTCTTCGGCCCGCTTGCTGTACTGGTCGGTCGGTGTATTCGCGTACGCCACGGCCTTCATCCGTTCGATTATGTGGGCTGGGGTGATGTATCCCTTGTGCGTGCATACAACCTCGCTCAGTGCCGCCCTCGCCTGATATGCGTTCATGTTCAGACGCTCCAGCGTCGGGCGCATCGCCAGCCGTTGGGGTTCCTTGATCTGGCTGGGCCAAAGACTCTCGATGTATGCGAACACGTCTGATATGTCGCCAAGCGTCATACGGACCCATTCCTTTCTGCGTCGTGTTTCAGCATTTCGGCCATGATTCGCTCACGGCGTTCCTCGTGCGTTTCTCCCGGTGGTTTGGCGAATCCCGTGCGGTTGGATGGCTTGCTTCCGCCCTGGTCCTGCGCCCTTGTGAGCCAGCCCGTGAGGTATTTGCGGTAGTTGGATTTCCTACCGCCCGCGTTGGCCTTGCACCACTCGGCGGCCTTACGGATTTCTCCGTCGAGGTCTACGGCCGGGAACGTGTCGGCCCACTTGGCTCGGTCGTAGTCGGTGATACCGACAAACTCGCGAGCGTTGGGGTCGAAACGAATCCCCCATCGTGGTAAACCCCAAAGCCCGTCAGGTGGACCTGCGGCCGGGTTCGCTGGCTTTGCAGCGGACACGGCAGGATGCGCAGCATCCGTGTTTTGGGTTTTTGGTTTTGGATCGAGAACGTGAGCGTGAACGGGAACGGGAACGGGAACGGGAGGGTCGAGTGATGGTCGAGCAGTGCTTGAGCGTTGCTTGAGCAGTGCTTGAGCAGTGCTACCTCCCTTTGAGGCTGATGCACGTTTCTGAGCCAGATAGGCCGCCGATTCCTCATAACGCACGATCAGCCACGTTTGCAGCCGCCCCCCCACCTCACGTCCGAGCAGCGGGATTATCCGCCCGCGCATAGCCCCCCATTCGGTGCTGCCAGTGTTCGCCAAGAGGGCGAGCATGGAATCATCGATGGGAAGCGTGCAAGGCGGAGTCTCGCTCCACGACATGACCGAGAGGGCGAACCAGCAGCCGAGTTCTGTGCGGTTGAGGATCGACATGGGCTTTGCCCAATCCTCTGGAAAGAACGTGATGCCAAGGGGGCGCTTGCTCATCCGCGAACACCCCGACAAACACGAACAACCCCGCGCCGAACGATTGCCGTCCGATGCAGTGAAGCATTGGAATCGCCGGGCGCGGGGCTGGATGTGTTGGTATGGAGATTCATCGGACGGCACAAAACGATAGCCGCAAAACGCGGCGAGTCAATGGTCAAACAGTCAGTGTCTGGATCGCCACGAGCGAACGAACCTTCACGGCGCGTCTATACCGGCGGCGTTCACGATCAGCCACGGCGCACGCTTCGGCAAACGTGCCCGCCACGAACGTGTCGGAATCAAAGACTGGTCCGCCAGCCTCGCCTCGGCCACGTTCAACATATTCGACTTTCCAGACATTCTTGATTGGTGCCTTCGCCATGCTCACTCACTTTCTGCGGACGAACCGCGTTGGTTTCAGGGTGCCGGTCATTGACGTACCCGGCATGAGGGGCGCGGACCATCTCGGCCCCTACGCCCACGCTCAGCACCTTGCGGCGGACGGCGTGGAGTGTCCTTCTTCCAAACCCTTCTCAACCTTCGCCACGGCCACGCCGTAGCGTTCGAGATTCGCCCTCACGTGCTGCACTCCCTCGAACACCGTGCTGTGCCGCTTGCCGATCGCAGCACCGATCTGCGGGAACGACGCGGTAGTACGACGACGGGCCACGAACGCGAACACCCGCCTGCAATCGACGATCTCGCGGTGTCGGCTCTTGCTCTGAGCCTCGGCCAGCCTGACCCCATACGCGGCGAGGCTGATCCTCAGCACGTCGGCGAGTTTTGAGTAGGGGCGCGGGTAGGTGGTCATTCCTCAGCCTCTGCCTCGGATTCGTCGTGCTGAAAAAGTTCTGCCTCGGTCTCGGCATCTGGCTTGTCGGCAAGGGCGAGATTCTTCACGGCCTGCCGGTAGTAGGACTCTTTGAGTTCGATCCCTACAGCCTTGCGGCCCATTCTGACGGCCATGTATGCTTCGGACCCAACGCCCATGAATGGCGTAAGCACCGCGTCTCCGGGATTCGACCACATGGCAACACACCGCTCTATCACGTCGAGTTGAAGCGGGTGTACGTGCTTCTCGTCCTGGTCATCCTTCGCCGATCGGTGAGGAAGAACGTGGTCAATGCGGATGTCATCCCACACCGATGAGGCATACTGCCTCCAAATCCACTGCGAAAACTTGTTGAGTTTCTGATCTCCCTTCATTCCACGATAGGAAAGCACGTCCATCGGCGGCTTCCGCTCCCCCGCGTAGTGTTCCATGCCAGTCTCGTGAGTGACCGGCTCGGGATTCTCTCCGCCCTTGCGGAACATCAGCAGGTAGTCGGCATTGGCAATGCTGCACCGAGTCGAGTCCTCGCAGAACGTCCGATGGTGCAGCGACTTCATCATGGTGCGGTTGCGGACCATGAGCGGTTCTTTCCAGATCGCCCGCCTACCACCGTATACAAAGCCTCGGCGTTCGTGTTCGAGGATGATCCGGCCCGGAAGGTCGTAGATTGCATCGCACCCGGCGTTGCTGAGCGGGATATCCATGCAATGCACGGCACTGATCCGACCCGGAAGAGTCAGCCGGTGAATCTCGTCGATGCAGTACCCGTAATGCTCAAAGAACTCTTCCTTGTCGATCGCGTTGCTCATGTCGCGTTCATCGCTGGAATACTGGTACAGGCCAGCGAACGGGGGAGAGTAGACCGAGAGCCTGATGCACTCGTCGGGTAGTGACCGCATGACCTCAACGCAGTCGGCGTTGTAGATGGCGTATCCGGCTTCGATGAGTTGTTCCTTCACAGCCATGCGGGCTTCTCCATTGGGTTGACATAGATGTTCTGACGCTCAATACGGGTCGCGTTGTTCATCTCTCGCACAAGGGCCGTAAACATCGCGTCAGCCTTCGCGGCTTTCCTCCGCATGTTGGCGAGTACGCGTATCTCACCTTCAGTTGAAATCACGTCCAGTTGAACCGGCTTCTTCTGGCCAAACCTCCAGCACCGGCGGACGCTCTGGTAGTACTGCTCGTAGGAATGCGATGCGAACGTGACAACATGGTTGCAGTGCTGCCAGTTCAATCCCCACGCTCCTATTTTTGGCTTGATGACGAGAACGCGAAGTTCTCCAGACGCGAACGCCTCGTAGAGTTCGATCTTCCGCTCGTCCGGCGTGGCCCCGGAAATCTGCTTCGCATCGGGGATGGTTTCCTCAAGCGCGTCTCCCTCGGCGTTCATGTGGCACCACACCACCGCACTCCGCTTGTGGTTCACCAGTTCAGCAACAAAGTTGCAGCGATCGGTGAGCGTCCTGCGCCGCTCGTCCCGCTCCGCGCCAAGTCCAAACGCTGGCACGTTGAAGAGCATCCCATCGGGCGGCGTGGTGGTCTTGATAACGTGATCGCGCTCGATGAGTTTCGGAAGGATGAACTTCCCATCCTCAAAGCCGAGATCGGAGGGCATCCGGCACGCCTTAGACCATGAGGCTACCCACTTCCAGAACGCGCCTACCGCGTGGTGTTTCAGCCGCCATTGTCCAATCGTCTGCGCGACCCGATAGGCAAGTTTCTGGTAGTAACTGGCATCGTTCGCTATCCATGACTCGGCCTCATCCTGGTTGCGCTGCTCCGACTTCTGGCCCTTGTCGTCAAGGTATTTGAAGAACCGCTTGAGCATCTCGGAGTTATTCAACTCTCCCAACGCCTCGGACGATGTACCAAGTTCAACGTAGTCGTTCGGCGCGGCCGTGGCCGTGCAGAGCAATCGGTATTGCAGTTTCGACGTGAACCGCGTTACCTGCTTCCGAGTCTCGCCGTCGAACGACTTGAGGATGCTTGATTCGTCGCACACCACGCCCGCGAAGTCGTCGGGCGAGTAGTGGTGAAGCCGCTCGTAGTTCGTGACGACGATTTTGCCCGTCATCTCGCCAGATACCGACCGCTTGGCCTCGATTCCGAACTTTGCTCCCTCTCGCTCGGTCTGTTTGGCAACCGCCAGCGGCGTAAGAACCAGCACCCGACCGTTGGTCTTGCGAACCACGTTCTCAGCCCACACTAACTGCATGAATGTCTTGCCCAAACCACAATCGGCGAAAATCGCTGACCGGCCCTTGCGGATAGCCCACTCAGTCAGGCACCGCTGAAAGTCAATGAGTGTGTCAGGCATCCATACCGGCTCAAATCCGGCCATGCCCCCGACCTGTGACTTGCGGTGAATGAACTCCGCGTAGTTCGGTTTCGTCTCGACCATCGCCAATCTCCTAAATCCGCAGCGCCGTTTTCTGTTTGTTGCCCTTGGCCGTGATCGGCTCACGCTTCACGCGGTCGCAGCACAGCCGGAGTTGATCGCCGTCGTCGGTGTTGATGACGACCGCCGGATCGCCGGGGCTGGTCACGAACGTGCCGAGCACAACCCCGTGGCGCTTGGCGTCGTCCGATGGCCGCTGGAACCACACGCGGGAACCGATGGCGAACCGCTCGGAGGGTGGCGTGACCATCGAGGTATCTTTGATTGGTTTGTTCACGCGCCACCTCCCGCCGTTTCGGGTTTGGCTGGCTTAGCCGTCACGAGCCTTTCCCAAGCCGCCCGGCGCTCATCGGCGGGCATCGAGAGGTAGGACTCAAAGCCCTTGTCCTTGATCGCCTTGTTGAACTTCTTCACGCACGCAGCCTTGTCGCCGTACCCCCGATCCTGCATCTCGGTCAGCATCGCGTCACGCCAGTCAGTCGCCTCGGTGAACGGGACGGGGCAGGGCTTGATCTCGGGCTTGGGAGGATCGACGACATCGACGGCGAGCTGCTCGGTCTGCTCGGGCTTGTCATCTTCCAGCAGCGACGCCGCCCGGAGCGTTGACCGCTTGGCCGACGGCTCGTCGCCAGGTTCGGCCACAACCGGCTCGCCCGCCGCGTTCACCGGAACACCCAACTCCTCGGGCGTGTAGACCGGCCCGCTCAGAACGCCGGGGCAGTACCACTTCACGCCGTTGCTCAGGGCGCGGCTGAAATACATGTTGCGGGGGTACGAGCGATACGTCTGTGAACCAGACAGGCCAGCCGCCGTCGCCTCCTTGACGGTGAACTCCGAAATACCCACCGACTGACCGTTCTCGAAGAACTCCAACCGGCAGCCCTTGTCGTCAAGTTGCAGCACGCGGTAGGCGAACCGGCCTGACCGCTGGACGCATGACGCGAGGATCGTGGCACCAACCATCACTTTGTCTTTGACGATGTAGATGCCGGTCATTGCGGCGACGGGAGGCACACCCAACTCGCGGCCAGCGAGAATCTTCACGCCTGCCTGAGCCGCCGATCTGGAATCCTTGAAGAAACCCGACTCGGCGAACATCTTGGACATCGACCCAACGTCCATCTCGGGGCCTACGCGGGCGATCGGATTGGCCGACGCTGCCTTGCTTGGAACCATGCTCATGCTTCAACTCCTGTTTCGATGTTCTCTTTGCGGAGCCGGAACGCGGGCACGCTGATCGGCTCGATCCGGCTCGAATAGCCCGGCCATTTCCCCGTGCGAACGCAGTCGGCGTACAACGCGAGCGCCCGGCGGTACTCGATCCGTCCAAGTTCCATCGCCGCTGGTTCGATCTCGTAGACCGCTACGGCCTCTGCGCCGATCTCGCACACCCATTCCTTGTCAACCGCGATGAGAACTACGCACGGCGGCTCGTGGCCTTCGATAGCGGCGATTCCGTCGGCGTAGAACGCGGCCTGAAAGTGATACCCGTAGTCGTACACGTCACGCTCGAACGCGCCGGGCGCGGCGTTTCGGGTGGTTTTCAGGTCGATGATCGCGTTGCGGGCCGTCGTCAACTGGTCGAGTCGGGCCTTGCAGAGCGTACCAGTCTCATCGTCGCGCCAGACCGCCGAGCATTCCCGATCGCCTGCCTTGGCGATGAGTTTCGACGCGGCGGGGTGCGCCATCACGGCTCGCTGGATCGCTCCGAGTGTGGCGTACTCGTCGGCGGACATCACAATCTTCCCAGCAGCGGCGGTGTTGAACCGTTCCCATTCCTCCTTGCCCGCCTTGGTGCGCCGGTCGCAGTCCGGGGCCGCGACGACTTCAACCGCGAAACGCGACGGCTCGTAGCACGCCAGATGCACGGCTTGGCCGAAGGCAAGGGCCTCGGTCGGCGGCTCGGGATGCTCGCGGAGGTACTTCCACTGCGCGGGCGTGAGCGTTCCGAGTTTCTTGAGCGCGGATTGGTTGATGGCTTCGATGCCGTCGTACTGCTCGCGGCTGAGTCCGGGGTGGATTCCGGGAAGGATGCTGGGGCTGGTCATGGTCATTCTCCTGAATCCCGCGATCAGCCCTTCCAGGCTGCCCGCGAGAGAGGGCGGTTACGAGGTCCGCCAACCCTGTCCGGCGACTTATTGCACCTTGGAATCCGCCGTGCCTTCCAAGGTGTCCAGCCTGCACGGTGGAAGCCGCGCGGCTGGAGGCGCGTGGGGTCTCTACTTCGTGATCCGATCCGCCTCAGCAACGATCTCTTTCGCCAGCGCTGCAACACGGGACTTGAACACGTTGACGGCGTGCTGACCCGCCATTGTCACCATCTCGGGCAACTCCGCGCCAACCAGCGACTTCGCCCACTTGCGGAGTTTGTCGGCATCGGGTGCCGCCGCTGCGCGGGCACGCGCCGCATCCTCTTTGCGCTGCTTGCGTTCCGCCTCGGCCTTGACCGCCGCCGCTTCGCGTTCCGCCTTCTCGCGGGCCTCGCGCTCGGCCTTCAACTTCGCCTCGGACTCTTCGCGTTCCTTGCGTGCCTGAGCCTCGATCGCTTCACGCTCGGCCTTGGCCTTCGCTTCGGCGGCGCGGCGCTCGGCCTCGACCTTGGCACGCTCGGCGGCAGCCGCCTTCTCGCGGGCGTCGGCCTCGACTTTCAGCCGTGCGTTCTCGGCCTCGATCCGTTCGCGTTCCGCCTTGGCGGCGGCATCAGCGGCAAGACGATCGGCTTCGGCCTTCTTCGCGTCAGCGATCTTCTTCTCGTGCGCCGTCCGGGCACCGTCAAGCAGTTGCGCCCACTGGTCATCGGTCATCGTTCCCAGCGGGTAGATACTCGGGTCGAAACCAAAGGGGCGCAGCAGGTCGGCGCGGGATGCGGCGAGTTCTGCCTGCCGCTTCGCCTGGGCGCGCTCGGCAAACTCTTCCGCCGCCTGCAACCGAGACTCGACCGGCTCGATGCGTTCCTTGATCCAGTTCGCGGCGGCATCTACGGCCTTTCCGAAGGAGAGCGCGTCGGCCTTGATCTCCTTGCGGATGTTCTCGACCTTCACGCGGACGGCGCGGAGTTCGAGGCGCTTGGCGCGGGCCTGCTTCATCTCCTCCAGTTGCGTTGCGTCGGTGACGACAATGGACTCCGCCGAACGGACCAGTTCGCCAGCCTCGGCAACCAGCGGCGCAAGCGGCGTGATGATCGGGTGTGCCTTCTCGGCAGCCAGTCCGGCACGCTCGACGATCTGGACAAGTTCCGTACTCTGTTGTTCTGCGATCATGCGTAAATCTCCTGTGTGAATCCCGCCCGCAACCTTCCGGCAGCGAGCGAGGCGGCTGTCATTTCCCACTGGCCTTGGCGATGGCGGCGCGGGCCATTCTCACTGGGCAGTTGTCCGCGCAGTCGTCACGCCCGGACGCTCCGCATCCGCAGTAGCAAACACCCTTGTCGGGAGCAGATGCTTCTTCCAAAGCAACGAGCATTTCGCAGGCCTCCAACAGGTCTGGCGCGGCGGCGATGAGGGCTTCGTCATTGGGCCTTGCGACAATCACCAACTCAATGCCTTTGACGGCAAGAGCCTGTTCCGATGTCATCTTGGCGCAGGGAATCAGCACATGCATGTCCGTTCCGTCAACCGGACTTTTGGCGGTTCGGCTGCAAATTGTCCGCGGTTCTCGCTTTCGTGGGTCTGGGTCGTCGTGCATCCCGCGATTCCAGTACCACGGTCCCGGCGTGTGTTGTGCTTTGCTCATGTCAGTTCCCCCCGCGAGTACCCGCAGTCGCACGCGAGTTGAGCCGGGTACTTCCTGGTCCGCAGGCTGGCCGGGTCGCCATCGGTCGATGCCGCCTCGTGGGTCAACTCGCCTCCGCAGTCAGGGCAAAGAGGCCCGCTCGCGATCTGGTTCTGAGCCTGCATGAGGCTGAACCGCGCCGACTCCAGCGAGAGCAGGGCGGTCTTGAGCCTCGCGTTATTGATGTCCTTTGCCTTGCCGGCGTCGTTCATCAGCCGATCGGCTCGGATTCTCACGTTCTCGGCGATCCGCTCGAAGTCCGCTTCCATCGCGTTCCGCGAGTCGCCACGCGCCGCGTCGGCCTCGGCGTGCGTGCAGTCTCCGCCGCAGCAGGGGCCGGTAAACTCGTCGAAACGCTCGGGCTGCTCCAGGTCACGTGCCAGCCGCAGCGTTCCCCTGTGGTTTGCGGGATTGCCCAACGATTCTGCCACCACCGCCGCCGCCTCATTCGCTTTACCGTCGTTCATGCGTTTCTCCTTCGCTGTTGACTGGTTCCAACTCATCCCGTCTGGCAAAGACGTAGTTGCCGCCCACGTCCAGAACGATCGACCTGACCCGAACGAGTCCGTCATAGAGGTCGTCCGTCCGAAAGTCGATCTTGGCAACCCTGCCAATCCGCCCGTCCTTCGCTGGCCGCTCGCGCGTCCTCTGGTTCCACGGTCCTACGCCCTTGATCCGCACCTTGTCACCGATTGCGATGTTCATATCGGTGATTGTGGCTTAGGGCTTGAATGCGGCAAGGACATTGGCTCTATTTCGGCACCGAATAGGGCCATTTACCTATTCGATCTCCTTGGCGTACCGCTCCAGCACGATCCGCACCGCGCGGCCGGTGCTGACCGGCAAACCCTTCTTGGCCGACACGACCTGACGCACGCGGGCGATAACGGCCTCTAGCCGCCGCTTGTCGTCTGCGTCGTCGGGGGTCATCCATACCGCTACGCGGGTGCGTGGTTTCGCGGTCACGCTACACCCCCCTTCGCTTTGGCGATGGCCCGATCGCATCTGGCAATCACCTCGATGTTGCCGGACAACCCGGGCATGAGCCGCACGATCGCGGCACGATCCTCATACGGCAAGTTGGCGTACCACTGGGATACACCCTCGCACGCGGACAGGAGGTCGGGCATCGCGTTGGCGGAGGTCTTTTCGATGAAACGGAGAATCGCGGCCTCGGCGGAGTAGGCCAGTGCTTCACCTTGAATACCGATGCGGCGAGGGTTCTTCGCCCACTTCACCAACTTGCGGACGGGGTTGAGTCCGATGTCTCTCGGGATGTCTTGCTGCTTGCTCATGTCAGTTCCCCGTCGCCTCGGCCTCGCGCAAGTTCGCGCGGTCGGCCTTGATCTGTGCGTCCGACTCCCATTCCAGTTCCGCCCCGCAGTCGCAGCACAGCGTCGATACGCCGCCTTCGATGTTCACTTCCGGCTCAGCGGCTACTACGTGCAGCGTGGTCCGCGTGCAGCCGCAGTCGGGGCAGGTCACTGGGCACCATTCACGATCTTGCGG